TAAATCTTTGGTGTCATATTGACATTCCTTGATATAAGCTCAAACTTGTGCTTCTGTTACACCTCAAAGCGTACTCTTAGAATAAAGAGGACACGACAAGAGGGTGATCATCAAGTTATATTTGTTTCTGGGTACCAACTTGATTAACTGGTAAACGTCAAAACGTTCTCCTGTGAATCGTTTCAGATCCTTAACAAACATTGGTAACAAGTTAGGAAATTTACTAACTGCCACGCAAAGTTTAAGAGGAATAGGGCTTACATTTTCACCCTTTCAGCAGAGAACCTTTGCAAATTCTCCACCCACCTTCGAAACGATAGACTTACTCATGGATATATCAACTCCAAGAGTAGAGGTCATGAATCGAAGATACTCTTCTGCTACCTTAGTGTCTCAGATGACTATGTCATCTCCTAACAAAGCATATTCAGGGTCCTTAAAATTTAAGTTAACCCCGGCCTTGTCAGCACAGACTCAGACCACCATATGGTGGGATAGAGCCATTGCTGCCCATGAAGACAGGAAACCCATTGGTTGCCCAACAGTGTAAGACACTTTGGTCTGCAGGTTTGGATTACTGAAAGATCTTCTAGTAAGAACATTTCTTCATAGACCGGCTAACCTAGATCCAAAACAATGTTTTATAACATCGTATTGGAATTTCACCGGAAACCTGTCCGTGCAGGCTGAAAGATCAAAACAATGGATCTTCTTCCCCTGGGCGGAAGCGCGTAAAACGCGCCTAACTTGCTGACCCTGATCGAAAGTCCCATCACTGGGAATCTTTCGTAACATTGACATAAGCTGGTCATGGAAAGGCTTCAAACACGTCTGACTAAAGATATCACCTATGGCGATAACCCTAGTCTTACCTCCCCCTTCACTAAGAAAATGAAGGGCAGAGTGACGAACGTTTGGATTTCTAAGCCTCCTCAATTTGTATTGAGACAAGAAACCGAATCTCAGTAGCTTATTAAAGGGGGCTGACCTATGTCAGCCTAATTCATATCAGAGCATCGTTATCCACATTTTAACGGTGTAATCAGCATGTAGAGCAAACAAGTTTTCAGGCCATTCCTGGTACGCTATGATACCATTGGGACCTGCTTTGCTAGAGACATACCACTTAAAGGGTGGAACCCTAAAAGCGGGGAATTCCCATTCCCCAGCAAACCTCTTGAAACAACGTTTGATTCTTTCTTGCGAATAAGACATTGTCCCCCTTCCGGGTTCGACGATCGTCGAAACATCGTAAGAAGGAGATAAGACGAACAAGGTATAGGCTCGTAATATCGAGAAGGCGAGTCTCATATCGCGTGGGCTTCCAGTTATATACCTAACAAGGAAACCAACGGACTTTGGATAACCTCTGTCACAGACAGAGACCCAATCTTCTTGTTTGAAGTACTCACTCTCAAAGCGTTTTGAGACACAAAGTGTATAAATAACCTTAAGTCTCTTAACAGCATTGCGCTTTCCCTCCTGGGTTACCCAGGAGTGAGCAAGTCGATCATATTTGAATAAAAGATCATTTACGATCTGTTGATCATAGTCTAAAACGAGACAAAGAACTCGTTTAAGTATGATTAATGGTTTGTTTTGCATCATTTTGTTTTCATGATTTGCTTACCCCTCACATAGTGAAGGTGCCTGCAGAGTGAATAGGGTTGAAACGTTTCCCCACTGAGGGATACGTCGTTCGGTGATAAACCGAA